ATCTTGTATATAACTTTGTATACCTGAGCTTGATTTTGAACCTATTAAATTAGCAATCTCTGGTATACTAAAATAACCCTCAAAGTTTACACCTTTATCTTTTAATGTTTGTAATCTTTTATTAAAGTAATCTCCTTTTCTAACTTCAAGCATACCACTTCGAGTTACAGGTAAATCTAAATCACGTGCGAGTCTAGTTCTGCTATCTCTTTTACCAGGGTCCATTTCTTTTTTCTTAAGTCTATTTACTGCTTCTGCTATTTCTATAGAGTTTTGTAAATCATCTAAAGGATCTGGCTCTTCAGGTCCATCACCTTTTATAAGATTATTTTTATCATCAGATGGTTGAATATCTTTTTTCTCTTCATCTTTATCTTTACTAAAAAATGTATCTTTAATTCTTTTTGCAGCTGCACCAATTGCTAATGGAGGTATGATAGCTCCAGGTACATCTAAGGGTTTAAATTCTTTTGACATGATGTCAGTGTTTTTTTCTGGAAACAAAGGATTAAGAGTTAAAACATTTGTTCCAGATTGAAAATCTTTACGCTCAACAGTTCCTCCATCTGCTTGGTTTATTCTTTCTATAATTTCTTCTTCAGTAAGCTGTGTTTCTTTTCCGTCATTATCAAAATCAAAAGAAGGCAAAGTTCCACTAGGATTATTTTTTATAAAGTTGTCATAGTATTCTTTTCTTTCTATTGCAAACTCTCTAGCTTTAGATCCAGAGATTAATCCATCTTTAATATATTCTTGTGTAAACTCTTCTAACCCAGGTAAAAGAAATTCAGCATCCATAGTTTTACTTCTGATAGCTGCAACTGTTCTATCTATTCTTTCAAATAAATCTTTTAATTGTCTTGGCTTTTTTGGTGGGATAGGTACTATTGTACCTTCAGATAAAAAAGCTCTATCCTCAAATATGTCACTTGCTCTTTTCTTTGTAATATCTTTTTGAAATTTTGTAGGTGATTCGATGTACGAAGTTATCGCCTTCCCATAATCAGCGATCTTCATATTAAACTCCTAGGATAGCAGGTAATCCTCCGGCAGCAACGCCAGCTCTAGCTTGACCTTGTTCGATTCTTAAAAACTCATCGATGTCCATGATAGGCATTCCAGGTCTCTGCTCGTTCATGTCGTATTTGTACTGCTCGTACATTTGTATTTCGTCATCAGAATATTTTCCCGGCTCGTAACGTGCTAATCTTACATTACTCATGTTAGTTGCAGCAGGGTCACTAGCAGTTCCCATTTCGTTCATAAAAAATTCTTTTATCTCTTCAAGAGATCTTGGTCTTCTACCTTTTTGTTTAATAAATTCTCTTACGATTTCTTCTATTCTGACATCCATATTTTTTCCTGATGCCATTTGCATGATGCCTTCTTTTTCCATAGGTCTGCTTCCTAACGTTTTTTTAAGATCCTCTAAAGGACTCATTTCGATTTCCTTAATTTTTATATTATTCCTTTTAATGTAATCCGTCAAGGATTCTCCTGGCACTACAGCAACCCCTGAGTTATAAGCGTCAATTACATCTGCATAAGTTTCGTATTCCATTAATAATATGTCCTTTGTTTTGGTGGCGTTGGTTCTTCTATATAGTCTTCCGGATGAGAAATCAACCCACCTTGTCTAAATCTCATTAACGCTTGTGTCATGGAATCAACTAAATCGTCATGATCTCCGTAAGGAAAAGCGGCACACTCTTCAATAACTTCTTGTGCAAATTCCATTTCTTTGGGCGCCCATATCAGTCCCGATTCAAACATCGGTGATACTGCGTTTACTCTAGTGTGCTTATCGTTGCCTTTACTAGGTGTAAAATTTATAACAGGTATTCCCATCTTACGCAACTCATAAGTTAGTGGCAGTCCAGATGCTTTTGATTCTACGATAACTGTTTCTGGATTCCAGTAGCCGTATTGTTCAAGCGCGATTCTACGAAGCTCTGGAAATTCGTATCTACCTTTTACAGAGTCAACTAAAATTAAATTAGGTGGACTATCCTCATCAGGTCTAAAAACTCCCCATGTAGTAATTGCAGAATAATCTGCAGTTTGTTTTTTCATAAAAGCTGTATCGTAAGATTGTATTACATGTTGTAATGGTGGTAGATCATCATCTTCCCATGAACGCCACCATTCTCTTTTAATTAAAGCTCCTTCTTCTGAAGTTGGATTCTGCATGTATTGTGCATTCCATTTTGATAAAGGTATAGATGCTTTTACAGATTCTAAATCTTCTAGTCTCCAATACTCTGGCCAAACAGGTTGACCTGATGGCATGATAGCAGGAAACTCTACAATCTCCCATTGATCTGCTTTAACTTCTTTCTGTGCATTTAGTAATCTACCCGTTAAGTCTTTTTCATTCCAACGAGTCATGATTACAATTATAGATCCACCAGGTTGAAGACGTTGTCTTGGACCTGATGTATACCATTCGTAGGTTCGCTCTAATGCTTGTGAGTTCATGGCATCTTGTTCAGAATGTGGGTCGTCAATAATTAAAAGGTCTGCACCTCTTCCTGTTATTGCCGAACCCACACCCGCTGCATAGTACTCACCTCCTTGGGCGGTTTCCCACTTGCCTGCAGCTTGTGAATCTTCTCGGAGTTTTGTATTAAACACTTTTTGATATTCCGGAGAATCAATTAGAGCTTTGGCTTTACGACCAAACCGCACCGATAATTCAGTCGTGTTTGTGGATTGGATAATTTTTAATTTTGGATTTCTACCTACCATCCATGCAGGTAAAAGATAAGATCCAAATTCTGATTTGGTATGCCTTGGTGGCATATTAATAATTAATCTTTTTATTTCTCCAGATGCAAGTTTATTAAACTTGTCTGCGATTCTTTTGTGATGTGACCCCTCTATAAAATCTGGCCAGACGTGTCTTACAAAAGATAAAAAATCAGTTTGTATTGTGTCTTGTTTTTTCTTCTCACCATAACGATTTGCTAACAAAGCAAATTCTCTTCTAACGTCAGCAGGTAATTTATCTAGGTTCTGTATAAATTTTTCATTCATAAAAATTTTTCCGCAAAATTTTTTCACAAGAATTTTGAAAACTTGCAAAGTATTTTACCACTATCTATTTAAAAAACCTAGCATAAATACGTTGCTCTGGGACCCCTTCTGTCTATATAAAAAAACAATTAATTAAAAATTTTTAAAATTGCAAACCGGTGTGGTACCTCTATGCACCGCGCACAACCTGTGATTGATGCGCTCGGTGCATAGCTTAGAAAGGTAAACTAAGTCTGTTGTACTTCTTTTATTTCTGTACGTATCCAACCATATTCGTTCTGTGTTTTTACAGGATCCTCGATGGGTGTTTCAAGAGCCTCGGTCCTTGGGTGTAATTGAACGAACTCTTGAAAATGTTTCCAGAAAAAATCATGCATACAAGTCTGGTCGCAAAAGTAATTCCACAACCCCCGTGCATTTTGATGACCTTGAGCGATTTTCATTGTTCTTAAAACCTTAGAACCTTTGACACCACGAACTCTTGTGGTTGTTTTTCTTTTATGGCAACTTGGACCATGGCACCAATTATAATCGCTCATGATCTGCCCTCAACGTGTGGGAACATAAAGAACCATTTAATTGTGAATGTAATTGCAATGGCAAAGCCTAACCAAAAGTCAAAGTGAATTGCTAAAACTACACCTAAAAAAATCATCGCAAAGTGTAATGCGAAATATATTGCTTGTAACATAATTAT